AATATTAACTAACAACAAGTATTAACTAACAATAAATATTAATTAACAACAAGTCCTACTTCTCTTAATAAATAAAAGAGAGGGTAGAAAAAATAAATACAAAGGAGAAGGAAATGAGACCAATAGGATATCGGCTTAATGTTGAAGTTTCTGGTATTGAAGAACTAAAGGAAGCTTGTAAAGAAGTATCAAAAAAAAGCCGAAGAATTGCAAGAAGCAATCTATCGACTTAGTATTATTGAAATTGAATTAAAAGCCAAGCTTGTCAAAGATTAGACTTTCTGTAGCAGTAGACAACATTTCTTCCCAAGTAGAGAACTTGGTTTGTTCAGAAACGAATGTATCTAGGATTGTTTCATCAGCTTTTTCAAGTTCTTCGTTACTAGAAATTTTTTCTGGGCTAGACAGCAGAAATTCTTCTATGGTTGAGAAGTTTGTGTTTTCTAACATGAATTTATTAGGAAATATTTCATCAAAAGAATATTCATGTGTTCCTGCAAGGGCTTGAGCATTCTTTGAAATTTGCTTGAGCTCTTTAGCTAGTTCATCTAATCCGTTCATTTTAAAAGACATATAGTTTTCCTCCTTTCTATTGGAATTTTGACTAAAACGTGAGAGGTCCTAGTCGAGATTGATTATAGCATAATCTAAATTAAATAACAATATGTAGTGTTTTTATATGTTTAAAACACAATATATTGGGAAAGGAGCAATGTGTGTGGAAGAAGTTTAAGCATTTGTTGATTGAAAAAGGGATGACACAGAAGGAATTAGCTGAAAAAGCTGGTATTAGTCCAAATACAATCAGAAATATCAAAACCGAGCGTATTTCTTTTAAGAATATGTGTAAAATCGCTGACGCACTGGAAGTCAAAATAGACGAACTAAGATAAACCAAAAAGCACCTGACGGCAATCAGGCGCATACTAAAACAATTAAAACCATTATATCACAAAAATGCTTGCCCGCATAGTTGAGAGGATGTAGAAAATGGAAGGTATCACGTTACAATTACGATTGGACGGCGAAAGTGCTGAATTGTTCACGAATCAATTACTGGCCTTTGCTGAAAAGCAGGTCAAGGAGCAGTTAGAGAATGATCGCATGCCAATCAATCAACAGGCTTTGATGAAGAAGTTTGGCTTTAATCATGCCTATGTTAAGAAGTTAGAACGTAAAGGCTTAAGATTTCGTAAGCAAGGGAAAGATATTATGTACGATATCAATGATGTTTATGAGATTTTAGAGTTAGAAAAAGAAGTACGAAAATTAAGAGCGTAAGGAGATAGAAAAATGTTTGAACCACCGATTTTAGACCAGTTGATGGGTGTTGGAGCCTTGCTGCTTGGTTTTGTGGGACTTTATCGTCACATCAAAATGCAAGAACAACGCAAGGAAGAAGAGAGACGACTGCAAGAAGAGTATGACACACAAGTGGTTAGAGCTTGTAATAAATTGCTTGAAATGGGTCGTGAGATTGAGAGAGAACAAATCCGCAAGAATATCCGTCGGGAGTTCAAAGGCTTCGCATACGACAACGAACCGCCTCAAGGATTGCGACCTGAGCCATTAGCCTTACCAGAACCACGAAGATCACGCTATGCAAAGCATTTGGGATAGAGCAAAGGAGACGCTGATGACTAGAATTGAACTTGAAAACCGTGTGTGGCTTTTGGCCAATCATGAAGAAAAAAACGAATTACTGGATCTTGGGCTAACGTCCAAGGCCGGATATGTGAAACGAGTGCTTGAACTTGGAAAGGTGTATGCGCATGTTTGATTATGACAGAGATATAATGCAACCGCCCGAAGAACGAGAAGAACTTGACCCAAGCGAATATGTGGATATCGGATGCGGTCGACGTCGATATGTAGGTGATGAAATATGATCCAGGAACTACACGCAGAAATCGATAATTGGCGAGCTGAGTATATGCATCTTGGCCGAGAGATGGGGCAGATTATCAATGAACAACAAGATATTATTTTGAAACTACAAAACGAAAACAGACGTATAAAACGTGAGAATTGGAACCTTAAGAAGACGAAAGGAAGAAAGAAATGACTAAAACCGTTAAGATGACACGATAGCAGAATAATAAATACTAATAAACAACAAACTCATCCTTATAGATAATAAGGGAATTACAGAGTTTTTTTAAAGGAGGATAGATAATATGGCAGATTTAACATTTGCAGAATTACAGCGAAAAATGCAAATCGAAAAACAAACGAAACAGGGAGTGAAATATCCGTTTAGAACCGCAGAGGACATCAATAATAAATTTAAGTCTCTTGACAGTGGTTGGAGTGTGTCATTTCCTGAAGATGACATCATTCAAAAAGGCGACAAACTGTATTATAAAGCGACAGCCGTTGCTAAAAGAGAAAGTGATGGCACGATTGAAAAAGCTATTGGATGGGCTAGAGAAGAAGATGTACCAATTTTTCACACACAAAAAGGGGATGTGAAACAGATGCAAGATCCACAATGGACAGGTGCTGTTGGTTCTTATGCTAGAAAATATGCTTTACAAGGTTTATTTGCTATTGGGGGTGAGGATGTTGATGAGTATCCAGTAGAAGAAAACCAAGAACAAGGGCAGAATAATCAGCAACAGAAACCAAACAACCAGCAAGCTCAAGAACAAAATCAAGTAAGGTACATTGACAACATTCAGTATCAAGAAATCATCAAGAACGTTGAAGAAATTGCGACGATTAAGGGAACGCTATTTGATACAGTTGCAAATTTTGTATTGAGAAAGTATCAAATAGACGATTTCCACAAAGTACCAGTTGATGGCTATAACATAGTGATGGACTATCTCACTAAACAAATTCAAAAAGCATACGAAAAACAAGGAGTATAAGACATGACAGAAAATAAAATTTATTCGCCATGGGCTTTCACAGAAAACGAAAGCCAAAAACAGAAATCTAATCTTTCAGCTCTAAAAGAGTTAAAAGAGAAATATATCATCAAGGATAAGTGGAATTACGACAAAATGAATGAACAAGATCAAGAAACCGTTGATGTTGTATATGGTCGAGTTGGTGGCAGTTACGGAAATTCACTTTATGAAATTTATAAGAATACCCCTAATTTATCCAAAACAGAACTTGCCTTAATTTGTGATAATGGCAATTTATGTTTTGGGCATTCATCATCAGGTAGTAAAATCAAAATTTACACAGACTAGGAGAACAAAGACGTGGTAAAAGATGTAACTAATAGCTTGACAGAAATTAAGGTAGATTTCCAACCTGCAGTAATCAATGTTGATTATGATAGCGTTGAGAAACAACTTGCAGCAATCGTTGCACAGTACACAGATTATGAGGTGACAGCATCCACTTATAAGATTGATTATGATGAGCGTACACGCCTTAATAAATTAAAAGAGGCGTTGGAAACTCGGCGTAAGGAAATCAAAAATAACATCAATAATCCATACAAGGAATTTGAGAAGTGGTACAAGAAAACAGTTGAGCCATTGGATAATGTTATCTCAAACATCACAGCAGGACTTAATGCGATTGATGAACATGAACGATTGATGCGCGTGGATGTCGTGCGTGCCACATTTGAGGATAAGTGTATGGTCGCAGGGATTGAAAAATCCACATTTGCTGACAAATACGATGAGTACAGCCTTAAGAAACATTTTAAAACAGGCAAGTATGAGCTGAAAAAGACAACACTTGATGAAATGGATGCCTTGGTGCTTTCAGAATTTGATGCCCTGGAAGAATATAAGGCCAACAAGCAAGCTATCCAAGAACAAGCTCAAGAGTACAATTTGCCAGCTGACAGCTATATCAGACATCTTGAAGATGGTAAGAGTCTTGTTGATATTCTCAAGATGATGAAATCAGATCGTGATGCTGAGATTGCACGCAAAGAGCAGAAAGAGGCTCAAGAAAAAGCAGAATCTGAACGACTTGAAGAAATTGCTCAATTGGCCAAGAAAAATGCTAATGCGAATATCAAGGCTTATGATGCTGAAACAGGCGAGATTTTGGAGCAGGGTACAACTACATCAGAACCTCAAAACAATGCGCGAGAGGTGGCAAAATTTGAACCTAGCGAGCCTTTAACAATTGACTTGCGTTTGACATTGCATGGTGGGAAATCTCAGTTTGATCAGTTGAAAGAATGGCTTGAGGATAACTTTATCAGCTTTGAAACTTTGTAGGGTTAGGTGGAATTTAGAAAGTATCAACTTATTTTAGAGTTTGAGGAGGCTAATAGGCCTCTCACACACAAAAGCAAGGAGTCAGATTTATGAGATGTTTTTATGTCAGTGGTAAAATTGCAGATCTTGATTTGGGGTCAGAAATCAATGCAGAAAATTCATTTATGGCCGCTATTGAGTTTGTGAAACGATACGCCGGCTTATTAAAATTTGGTTCAAATGAAATCAAGGTATCAGAAGTAGAGGAGGTTTCAGCATGACAGCTTTAGCATGGCTAATCTATAATCTATCGGTACTTGCTACCTCCTTATACCTTACTATTCATTTTAATTCTGGATGGTGGATGCTTCTTGTTTTGATTGCATCAGCCGACTTAAAAACTAAGAGAGGTAAAATCAATGATAAATAACGTTGTTTTAGTAGGGCGACTTACAAGAGATGCCGAACTGAGATACACGCAATCTAATATTGCGGTTGCTACATTTACTCTTGCTGTAAATCGTCCGTTTAAGAACGAGGCTGGAGAGCGTGATGCTGATTTTATCAATTGCGTTATCTGGAGACAGTCAGCTGAAAATCTTGCTAATTGGGCTAAAAAAGGCTCATTGATTGGTATCACAGGAGTAATTCAAACACGTACCTATGATAATCAGCAAGGTCAACGTGTTTATGTTACAGAGGTTGTTGCTAGTAATTTCCAATTACTAGAAAGTCGTAACAGTCAGCAAAACAATCAAGGCCATCAAGATCATCATGGCGGTTATCAGCAACAGGGTTACAGCAACCAGCGCAGTTCTTTCCAAAACGGAAATAACACAGGGAACAATTTCCAAAATGGAAATTGTTACGGGCAACAAGGTAGTATCTTTGAGGGGAACACAACAAATCCAGTTCCTGATTTCACCCAAGACAATAATCCATTTGGCAGAACCACAAATCCATTGGATATCAGTGATGATGATTTGCCATTTTAATGTTTGATAGATTGGAAAAATATGACTGAATTAGTAAAAGTAGACGTGCAGTGTCCGTTTTGTGGGGAATGTTATCACAGAATGGTTAAGATTAAACCTTCATCAATTCGTTGTAGAGCGTGCAGTAAGTTTCTGCATTTGAAATGGACAGGTAACACACCAACAAGCACGAATAAAGCAGGTTTCGGGAGGTTAGCGTATGATCCGTATAACAACAATGAGGAGATTATGGAACTGAATGAGGTGTTCACAAAGACATGAAAGAACGATTGATTTTGAAATTTGAGTTGAACAGGAAACAGATGATCAACGCAAATGATAGACCGCACTTTCATCAAAAGGCTAAAATCACTAAGTTCTTACGGCAGTTAGCCGAATACGAGGGCAACAATGTACTGAGAGATTACTTTGGGCTGCCTTACAGCGAGGACAAGCCTTGCAAGGTTAAGGTTCGGATATATCCTCCGACAAATCGGAAATACGACCCGCCGAACTGGTCGCCTACAAGCAAGGCTTTGTTTGATGGATTAACAGACGCTAAGATTTGGACAGATGATAATTATAATGTGATAGTATCTACTGAGTTTATGCACGGTGGCAAGTCTGGAAATAAGAATTACAGGATTGAGCTGGAGATTTACGAGTATCACGAGATATTGCAGAGGATAGTGGATGGGATTTGATAGGAGGTAAGAAATATGGTTGGAGTAACCTATCAGGAAATTCATCTCTTTGTTGAATTTTTAAAAGAGCAGTATGGCCAAGGTCGTCCAGACTATATTGAAGCCCTGAACGACTTAGACGGTCTGGTGGAAGTCTCCTACAGAGAAGCTATTGAAAGATTTTTAGAAGATGAAATATGATAAACAGACCGTCATTGACGGACTGAAACGCACAATCGAGCAAAACGAAAAGAAGATAATCGAGTATTCGAAACTGTGCGATTCACTGAAGAAACGCATTAGAGCGCTGGAGCGTGATTTATTGAAGAAAAAGAATAAAGAATTAAGAAAGAAAGTGGAGGAGTTGGAAGATGAATATTAAGGCATTGATTAAGAAGTACGAAGCGGTTGAATGTGTTGTAGGTATTGTTAGCGGAAAAACTATTCTAAAAACCGTTCTAAAAGACTTGAAACAACTAGACGAACTGCAACCAGTCAAAGTTCCGCAGTTTGTGGCGGATTGGATTGAGGTTTGTAAAGAACATTTAACAACTAGTCTATATACTGCTATGAATCCAGACTTTATGAAAGAAAACAACCAAAGTTTCGATTTTATATTATGGATTAAAAAGACGAGCAATCAAGATCTCTTCGCTCGCGCCTGGCTTAACGGCTACGAGATTGAGAAAGAAAAGCAGTATTTGGTCAAGATTAAAGCAACAAAACACTACCTTGTAAAAGACGGAAATGGGAAAATATTTTTTTCTCTAGCATTCAAAGGCTATTTTACAAAAAAAGAACTGGAAGAAGCGGATTTCGGCTGGGTGTTTGATTGCCCAGGGATCAAGATTGAGGAGGTGGAGTGATGAGTTATGATTTGGAAATTTTAGGAAAACTAGAAAACGGACAATATATCCGTATTGCTGAACCTAGATATAGTTCTCCGACCTACAATCTCGGGAAGATGTTTAGAATTGCTATGGATTGGGATTTTGACCAAGAAACTACGTACAACATCGCTGATGTTTTAGATAACATTCAACGCGGTATCTCTGAATTAGAACGGTACCCTGAAAAGTATGTGCAGTATGAACCTGAAAATAGATGGGGAACAGTTAGCGGTGCATTGGATGTTTTGAAGTCATTGAAAGAGTGTATTTTAGAACAAGATATTGATACGAAATATTTATATATGAGGTGGTAATATGAAACGACCAAACAGATACCCGTACACACGAAGTCAATGGGCTGAAGAAACTGTTAATCACTATACATATAAAAGCGATATTTGCTATACAAGTCACATTTTAGAAAATAAACTTACTGGAGAAATTAAGAGCAAGGAGGCGGAGTGATGGATGAGCAAAACATTTTAGAGACACAATTGATTTTAGGTAAGCAAGTTTTAGAGATTGTCTTGGATTTGCTAAAAAACGACTCAAAAGCAGGGGCAGTTTTGCCTTTAAATATAAATGATCATGATTTTACTATCACGGTTGAAAAGGAGGCAACGGAATGAAACGATTTATAGCTATCTGGATTCTGCTATCTGCTGGATTAAATATTTGGCAGATGGACAGGATTCGAGATTTGGAAGAGAAGAAGCCGATGATTATCTACAAGGCAGATAACGCAGGCGCTGAGATTTTTGGTAAGGTCGTCGAAAAAGGACGACATGGGAAGCTATACACGCTTACGATACGTGACTATGGCGTGTTCGTGGTTACGAAAGAGCAGTACGACAAGATTAGAGTAGGGGATGAGGTGATTTTATGACGTTTGTGGAGCATAATAATCGCGAGAAGGCCAATAAATTCGCGGAGTATGTGACAGGGAAGCCGTTGCGTGAATACTTGGCTAAAAAAGTGAAGCAGTATTGCGGCGAAGGTATATCTGTCTTTGATGGTGCGGCAGGTTCTGGGCAATTGGAGCAGTTTATTAGTATGACTGATTTTCATGCGGTAGAAATTCAGAAGGAAAGTTGTGAAGCATTGAAGACAAATTTCCCTCATGCAATCGTACATAATCAGAGTTTCTTTACATATCAATCAGATGTACAAGTGGATGCAATTGCAATGAATCCACCCTACTCTCTGAAATTGAAAGATTTACCAGAAGAAGATCAACAGGCTATTAAAGAATTGTTCCCGTGGAAAAAATCTGGTGTTGTTGATGATATTTTTCTGTTGAAGTCACTAACTTACACAAAACGATACGGATTCTATATCATGTTCCCTGGTATTGCTTACCGTCAGTCTGAGAAGAAAATGAGAGAGCTGGTAGGGAATAACCTTGTTGAATTGAATGAGATTCAAAATGGATTTGAAGACACATCTATCAACGTGATTTTCTTAGTCATTGACAAAGAAAAAAATACTCCTGATATTTCAAAAGAAATTTATGACTGTAAGACCCAAAAGATTGAATACCAAGAATCTGATACATTGGATACGGATTTTAGATGGGTTGCGCCAAGCAAGCCTGTAGAGAAGGAAGAAATAGACATTGACCAAGTAAATGCGGAACTAGACCAAATGGCAATCGACCACCTTGAAAAACATTTAGCTAGTCAATTGATGTTGATTCAGTTTTTCAACGCAGATATTGATTTAAAATCTTTCATAACGAAATGCCACAAGGTCTTAGACGATTATTTACTAGCTTATAATTTCGCAGTAGGATTAGAATGAAACCAGATAAGATAACAACGCACGGATTGCTAGAAGTTTGTGACTTAATTCCAGGTAAGCGTGGTAAAGTTAGCGAAGGTGCATATTATATTTATGGAGCCGGAAAAAGCACAAAAGGTACGACAGATAAATTCAATTGTGAGAGCGACACAATCCGCTTGACTCGTAAGGGTACGGTTGGTGCTGTTTATTTTCATCGAGATCCATTTTGGATGGACGATGATAGCTTCAGAATTGAGCCAAAAGAAATGCTAGATAAGCGATATTTATTTCATTGGCTGTTGATGAAGCGTGAAGAAATAGGACGTTGTGCAGACGGAGATAATCAACCAGGCTTATCATTAGCTAGATTGTCCAAGATAAAGATTGACGTCCCTGATATGGAATATCAGTTAAAGGTTGTTAAGTTGTTAGATGAAATGAGTGCAGATTTGGAATTTTTTATAGACAATATCAAACAAACAAAAATAAACCAAAGCAAGGTTTTGAGTTACTACAATGAAAAAATCGGAACGGCTTTAGAAAGAGAATCAAATGAACAATAAGTTAGGTTGTGAAGATTGTGGAAAGTTTTTCTTTTTGAAAGACAAGTTGAATTATGATTGTGTATTTCAAAATGGCATTTGTAGTGAATGCTTGGTCGAAAGAATAGAAAGGGGAATTGAATGGTAGTTAACGGTAAATGGATTGATGGCACTTTCGTAAAAGAGGAGGATTTGTCGAATGAAACTAAGATTTAGAGCATGGCTGAAGAAAAAGCAAGAAATGGATAATGAAATTGACCACATCAGTTGGCTAGAAGATGAACTATACTGTATTGGAGATGGAATTACTTACATGGTTTCAGCGGAAGATTTAGTCCTCATGCAATCAACAGCTATGGTTGATAGGGGTGGCAGGATTATCTTTGAAGGCGACATAGTCAAAATGGCTAAAGATGTTTATTCTGAACCGACTTATTACGAGGTTGTAAGACATAGAGGAGGAGCATATCGTCTTGAATCTAAGCAACACGGATGTGAATTGTGGTTACGACATACTGATTGCGAGGTCGTGGGAAATGTATATGAAAACAGAGAGCTTTTGGAGGATAAGAAATGTACCCAGAAATAATTGACAACGTAAACAAACCAAGCCACTACCAAGGAAGATTTGGCATGGAATCTATCGATGCCTTAAGGAATTTCATGACACCAGAACAGCTGAAAGGCTTTTATCTTGGAAATGCCTTGAAGTATCAACTGCGATTCCAGAAGAAAAACGGTCTTGAAGACCTGAAGAAAGCCAGAAAGAACCTTGACTGGCTAATCGAGGAGATGGAACATGAGGAGAAACCATTTTAGAATATAGACAATAACGTAAACAAAAAAGCCAAGACACGCTCTGTCTCAGCTAATAGTTCTCGCAAAGACTATTATATCACAAAGGAGATAGAGAGTGAACAAGGCTAAAGAGCTATTGAAAGAATTACAAGACCTTGACATGGACATCCAAAGCCGTATAGATGAAATCAATGAGCTCGAGGCAGGTTTGCTCTCAAGCCCTAAGTGGTCAGGTGTCAAAGTCCAAGGTGGACAGACTAGAAAGGTTGATGATGTCTATACTCAGTTGGTAGTGATGAAAGAGGCTATAGAGCAGGATACTAAAGTGGTCATTAACAGAAAACTTGAATTAGGTCGAATGATCAACAAGCTTAAAAATCCCAAGCACAGGGCGGTATTGAGAATGACTTACATCAACAAGATGTACGTTGATGATATCTGTGACAGCATGGGGGGCATGAGTTCCCCTACTTACTACCGTTTAAAGAAACAGGCAGTAAAGGAGCTTGATATTATTCTTTCTGAATTGATAGTAAATGATAGTAACTGTACAGGCATGAAGTCTAAAATCTGTTAGAATGGTAGTGTCAAGAATTGAAAAGAGAGGTACCTGAAATCATAGTGTCGTAAAGGCATTGAGGGTTCGAGTCCCTCCCTCTATTTCGTTCATTGACGTCTCCTTTATTTTTATTATATTTTTCCGAGGTTTCGGCCTCGTTTTGGCGGTGACAGGCGTAAAGTGATTTTCTCTCCAATTTATTTTCAAACTTTTCGGTTCGATTCCGGGCATCGCCGTAATGGCTACAAAAAAATAAATCAGAAAATTGATTTCTAATTAACAAACAAGGTAGTAGTCGCCTTGCAAGAAGGTCGCACATCGTGTGGCTTTTTTTGATTTTTTGAAAGGTGGTGATGGAAAATTGAATGAAAGACAAAGACGATTCGCAGATGAGTACATCATCAGCAGAAACGCAACACAAGCTGCAATAAAAGCAGGGTATTCTGATAAAACAGCGAGGTCTATAGGACAAAGATTGTTGACAAAAGTTGACATTTCTGAATATATCAAAAAACGTACTGAAGAACTTTTTGACGAACGTTCGATGTCAATCGCAGAAGCCTTGGCAATCTCTGCTAGTATTGCTAGAGGGGAAACTCAACAAGGGTATTCTAAAAAAACTGTAAAGACCGCTGAAGGTGTGGAGGTATCGGAAACGACTTATGAATTTACTCCGACAATTGAAGAAAGACAACGTTCCCTAGATCATATATTCAAAGTGAATGGTGCGTATTTAGAGAGAAAAGAAATTGAGATGTCTTCGGCTGTTCAATTCGTTGATGATATAGGAGTTAGCGATGAAGCGTAGAATGAGCGAATTTATCCCAAAGGCTTTTTACTCTATGTGGCGTGCAGCGTTAGACCCTAAAATCTTACATGTGGTTGAAAAGGGTGGGCGTGGTTCTGGTAAGTCAAGCGACCTCGGACACACTATCATTCAACTGATTATGCGCTATCCAGTCAATGCCGTGTGTATTCGTAAGACGGATAATACCTTAGAACAATCGGTCTATGAGCAATTGAAATGGGCGATTAGTGAGCAAGGGGTTAGTCATTTATTTAAGATTAATAAGTCCCCTTTGAAGATAACCTATATCCCAAGAGGAAATTATATTATCTTCCGTGGTGCACAAGATCCAGAGCGTATTAAGTCCTTGAAAGACAGCCGTTTTCCATTCGCAATCGGCTGGATTGAAGAGCTTGCTGAGTTCAAAACTGAAGATGAAGTAAAGACAATCACCAACTCCCTTCTTCGTGGAGAATTGGATGATGGTCTTTTTTATAAATTCTTTTACTCTTACAATCCTCCAAAAAGAAAACAGTCTTGGGTGAATAAGAAGTATGAGAGTGTCATACAGCCTCCTAACACCCACGTACACCATTCGACCTACTTAGATAACCCATATATATCCCAAGCATTCATAGAAGAAGCAGAGGCCACGAGAGAACGTTCAGAGAAGCGTTATCGTTGGGAGTATTTGGGTGAGGCTATCGGTTCTGGTGTAGCACCATTTGAAAATCTGGTATTCCGCAAGATTACAGACGAGGAGATAGCAAGGTTTGATAACATTCGACAAGGAAATGACTTTGGATATGCTAACGACCCTTTGGCTTTTGTAAGATGGCACTATGACAAGAAGAAACGTGTTATCTATGCTATTGATGAGATTTATGGCGTGAAGATTAGCAACCGTGAGTTGGCTGAAAGAATCCGTGAGAAAGGTTATCAATCTCAGATGATAACCTGTGATAGCGCAGAACCTAAGTCGATTGATGAGTTAAAACTACAGCTAAATATTCCGCTTGTTCAAGGTGCTAAGAAAGGTCCTGACAGTAGGGAGTATGGAGAGCGCTGGTTGGATGATTTGGGTGCCATTGTGATAGATCCAGAGCGCACACCGAATATCGCAAGAGAGTTCGAAAGTGCCGACTATGCAGTTGATCGTGATGGAAATCCCAAGCCTAAATTAGAAGAAGTAAACGACCACACAATCGACGCTACAAGATATGCGTTTGAAGACGATATGAGACAGCCAGGAATATCATTCTGGTAGGAGAAGGAGAAATGTTGAGTAATTGGTTTAAATGGTTAATCAGGCGGTTGTTGATTAAGAATACAACCCAAAATGAAATACTAGAGATTGAGATAAGAGAACACCAGGGTTCTGAGAAAGTAAGTACGATGAAACAGGCTTACGAATATTACCGAAACCAAACAGATATTCGAAAGAAAAAAGTAGATGTGGATTGGCGGACGAACTCAAGGATTGAATTGGGTTTATTTAAGAAGCTGGTAGACCAGAAGGTCGGGTATTTGTTTTCTAAAAAACCAACAATCTCGCTTGAAGGAGAAAAATCACAAGATTTTTTAGATAGCGTGTTTGACGAGGATCTTTTATCTACGATTAAGTCACTCGGTAAGGAAGCAGTGATAAAAGGGATAGCTTATGGCTTGCCTTATTACGACGAGAATGGCCGTCTACGCTTGTTTAAAATCCCAAGTGAGCAGATTATCCCTTTTTGGAAAGACGAGCGTCATTTAGAACTATCTGCCTTTGTGCGAGTCTATAATCAAGTGGTCTACGAAAGTGGAGTGAAGAAGACTAAAACCTTTGTAGAATACTACGACGAACAAGGAATTACAGATTATATCTGGACAGGTTCACACCTTGAACTCAATCCACTTTCTAAAGAGACTAAGGGGAATTTTTATTATGTCAATGCAGACGGTACACGGACCCCTTACACCTGGGAGAAAGTCCCTCTGATCCCATTTCGTTACAACGAGTATGAGGACGGTCTTTTAGTTCAAACCAAGTCTTTGATTGATAATATTCAACTTCAAATGTCTACTAATGCTGATATGTTGGCAGATATGCCGAAGTTGATTTATGTTTTGAAAAACTATCAAGGTGCAGACCTGGGCGAGTTCATGAATAATCTGAACAAGTTCCGCTCTATCAAAGTTTCTAGTGATGGTGGTGTAGATACCCTACAAGCAGACAATGATACTAGTGGAGTTGAAGCAGATATCGAACGCTCTCGTAAGTTCTTGTATGAGGCTGCAAGAGCCATTGATACCCAAGATGATAATTTAGGTAATGCGAGTGGTCAGGCTCTTAAATGGCGCTATACAGACCTTGATTTGGATTGTAATGAGCTAGAAAATGAGTTCCAAAAAGGTATCAAGCAATTCCTTTGGTTTGTAGAACAGTATGCAGCTAACAAAGGAGTAGCGTTTGATTCATCTAAATTTACTTATGTCTTTAACCGTGACATCATTTCAAATGAGTCTGAAGCTATTCAAGATTGTGTAAACTCAATCGGTATCTTAGACGATCTAAGCATTCGTGAACAACATCCATGGTATCAACCAGAGGTTGAGAAACGATTGAAAGAACAACAGGAACAAGGACAAGAACCATACTCTCAGACCAATTTCAAAAAGGTAGAGGATGACCATGACGACCGAGAACAAGAAAAAGATAGATGAGTATTGGACTGAGCGAGCTTTACAACAGGAACAAAACGCTCAGATAATTGCTGATAGGTACATGGCACAGATTGGCCAATCCTTGGCAGACTATAAACACCAGCTGGTTTCTGAGATTGAGAAGTTTTATGCCAGGTATGCAGTTGATAATAAAATGACTCACGCAGAGGCCAAGCAATATCTGACAGATAAAGAGCGTAGAGAGTTTAAGCATGTAACCCTTGAAAGATTCCGTGAGATGGCCTTAAATCCTGACACACCGACACCTTTGTTGGACGCCTTGGGATATCGCCATCGTATCAGTCGCAAGGAGGCTTTGCTTGCCGAAATTGAGCGTCTAACAGCTGAACTATACGGGAAGCCAGATGGCATACATGACAAGGTCACAGAGACTCTGAGTGACGTCTACATCAAAGGTAAAATCCATCAAGCTAAGAACTTGGCTCATTTTGGAATCATAGAGAATCCAATATTAGGTGTCGATGCAGTTAAGCATAAGATGGCTAGTAACTGGAGTGGTAAGACATTCTCAACAAATGTGTGGGGGCATGATGCAGCTGTTTATAAATCTATCAGTGATACAATCAATAAAGGCCTAACAGGTGGCTGGTCTATTGATAGAATGGCTAGGGCTCTTTCTGAACGTACAGGAGTTGCCTATCATCGAGCAGACACGCTTGTCAGAACTGAGACGACCTTTTATAATAACCTTGCAACACTAGATACTATTAAGGAATTTGGTGGCGACCACTACGAAATCGTAGCAGTATTAGACAGTCGTACAAGTGAGATTTGCAGATTAGAAAATCACGAGGTTCATTCTGTTAAGGAATATGAACCAGGTCGAACCGCACCGCCATTCCATGTCCGTTGCCGTTCCACTATCAGGCCTGCAGTTAAGTCTGATAAGCCTAGTCCTTACTTTGATATCTTGCAAAACGATGGCTCAGTAAAACTAGCCACTGAGCAACGTTCTCTGGACGAAATCTTTGCAGGTTGGGAGCGTGAAGGGGAAGCTGTTCTTAGAGGTGTTAAGGAATCTAAGCCAGAAGCGGCTGACAAGGTTTTTGTAGCTGATAAACCAAATGAAATAGATGATTTCTTTAAGAAACAAAAATCTTATCAGAAGTGGTATAATGAGCTTACAGATGACGAAAGAAGCGTTATTTATTCTTATACAACAGAAAACTATCATAACTTCAACAATATAAAACGTTATGGACTTGATGAAGCTTTAAAAATACGTGAAAAGTTCTGGTTTGAAAACGATGGAGATGTAGCCGATTTACCTTTTGCTTTGGATATTGTAAAAGATACAGAATCTAATATCCCAATCCTAGAGAAAGTCATTTCAAAATTTGCTCCTGAAAAAAGCTTTAAGGCGTATCGTGGAAGTGGATCTATCTCTGCACTTGGCCAAGACTTAGGGTATCTAGATTTTGAAGTTGGTCAATCCATTAAACTAGATAAAACTTTCACTTCATTTAGTTTAGACAAGAACTATGCAAAAGAGTTTGCGATAGATGGCGAAGGTGCAGATATCTTATTTGAAGTTACTGTTAGAAAAGGTCAAAAAACAGGGGCATACATAGCTGAGTTAGCGGATTTTAATCCTGAAAAAGAATATTTGATGAAACCCAATTTGAAGTATAATATCATCTCAAAAACGGAAGATGAGAATGGGATGATAATTTATGGTTTGGAGGTATTAGAAGATGGGACTTGATAAATCATTCATTGAAAAAGCTTTTTATCAACCTGAAGATAGAGTAAATAGAGCGATTTTTGTAAAACCTGAAGAACTTATTGAAATATCTGATGAAGATTTGAGTTATTTTGGCGAAGGTATCTTTTATTGTCTGCCTCGTAGTAAATTTGTAGAAAGTCATAAAGATGAGATTCGAGAGAAATACAATCTTTCTAATGAAACACCAAAGATAAACGGCATTTATTTGCCGACGTTCTTAAAAATGAGAGCATGGGATAAAATACGAAAGACAAAGCCAACTTTGAAAGAAATAATAAGTATGACTAAAAATCAAAGCACCTAGAAAAAATCTAAGTGCTTTTCTTATGCTTTAACCGTATGGAATCCCGTACGGTTAAATTTATATGTTGGAGGTATTACTTTGAGGATGTATACAAAAATAGCACTAACAATTGCTGTAACTGTCATTACAACAAAGCTAGTGCTACACATAGAAGAACAGCGAAAAATCAGAGACTTACATAATTCAATTAATGAACTAATCGATAGTAAGAACTTCTGACAATAGGAAAGATTATAAACAATCGCCCTGAGCACGGCGTTAAAAGGCTTTTTTACTTTACCAAAATGTCGTGGTCGTTGCCACGTTAAACAAACGTACAGGAGGAAAAGAAATGAATCGTAAATTTTTGGAACAGTTAGGATTGACTGAAGAACAAGTTGAAGCAGTTATGTCTGAACATGGCAAATCAACACAGGACCTACAAGCAAAGGTGTCTGCTGCAGAAGATAATGCCAAAGGCTTGCAAGACCAGTTGAAAGAGCGTGATAAGGACATGAAACAGCTCAAAAAAGACGCTGAGGGCAATGCTGACCTACAACAAAAATACTCAGACTTGGACAGCAAGTACAAGACGCAACAGAAGGAACATGAACAACAACTCAAGACAATGCAGTTAGATCATGCTATTGAAATGCACTTGAGCGGTAAGGTTCATGACGCTGGAATCGTGTCTAGTCTGCTAGATAAGTCTAAATTGGGATTAGGTGACAACGGAGCGGTGACTGGATTAGATGAACAGTTGACGGCTTTGAAGGAATCTAAAGGCTTTTTATTTGCTCCAGAAAAGGCTGTAGAACCACACATCGCTGGTGCTAAGCCACAAGGAACAACACAAGAAGAAACAGTTGCTAACGACCTGACAACGCAGATGATTAATGCGTTTACGTCAGATCTATAATCAAAAAATAGAAAAGAGGAACAGATATGCCAGCAACATTGAACTATGCACAGGCTTACCAACAAGGTTTGCAAACCCGCTACAGTGAAAACGGATTGTTATTCACTCAAAAACTTTGGAACTCTCCATCAAACACGCTTTTGAAATTCACAGGGGCTAAAGAAGTTAAAGTACCACGGCTTTTGATTAAGGAAGGGCGTAAAGACCGTACACGTCGCACGATTACGAACATTGACGCTAACTATGAAAACCAATGGGAAACATACACATTGACTAACGAGCGTTACTGGTCAACACTAGTAGATCCGTCAGATGTTGATGAAAGTAACTATGTTGTTTCAATCGCTAACATTACTAAAACGTTCAACGATACTGAAAAAGTCCCAGAAATGGATAAATTCATGGTATCTAAATTGTTCTCCCGTAAGAAAGCACTTGATACAGAAAGTAAACAAATTAAGTCATTGAATTTGACTGAGGAAAACTTCCTCGCAACCTTCGATGAGTTGATGGAACAAATGGACGAAGCTGGAGTACCAGCAGAAGGTCGTGTTATTTTCTGTACACCAGCAGTTAAACGTATGATCAAGAACATCAAGCAATTTGGTCGTACAGTCAATATCCACGGCCAAGGTACAGTGATTGACCGTTCTATTGGTCGTTTGGACGATGTGACTATTGAACCATCTATTCCATCTGACCGTATGAAGACCTTGTACAACTTCACAAATGGCGCTAAGGTTGACCCAACTGCTAAACAAATCCATTTCTTCTTGATTCATATTCCATGTATGGCAGCGCCACAAAAATATGAATTTGTAGGACTTGACGCACCAAGCGCTTCTTCAAGCGGTAACTACTTGTACTACGAACAATCTTACGATGATGTATTGCTATTCCAGACTAAACATGAAGGTCTAGCCTTTGTCGTCGCACCTTAAAGAAGGAGGATAGAAAATGTTAACAGTAAAAAAAGACAATCGTGTACTAGATATTGATGAACTAGAAAAAGTAACCTTCCTTGAAGATGGTTACGATGTGGTTGAAATCCAAGATGGAGAGTATGTAGTCGTAGAGCCAGCGACTAACGGACGTACTTACACTATTCAAGAGTACAAAGCAGTAGTTGCTGAACGTGACCAAGCTCTTGCTGAACGTGATAAGGCTCTAGCAGAGCTTGACAAATTAGCTAAGAAATCCACTAAAGACGATAAGTAGAAAGAGAGGTTCTGCTGATGGAGAAGATGACATTTGAAGAAATCCAAAAGCATAACGAAGATGCTAGACAAGCCTTAATTGACTTGTACGAACAACGTTATACAGGCTATCCAGGAGATTTAGTGGTCGATGAAGTCATGCAGAACATTCTTAACTACTGTAATCGTGAGGATTTTCCTTTAGAGTTGCGATTTGTAGCCATTCAGATGGTTTATGTTGTTTATAATCCTGACCAAGCTTTCCAAGGCAAGAATATTTCCGTCGGAGATACTCGTGTCGAATTGGCTAAGTCAGACCTTACCAGACGTGCTGAAAGTGTCTTGCTGGACTTTACCAGCCAGCTGCAGCGGTTCAGAAAGTTGAGGTGGTAGGATGAATATCAATGATGTTCTATCTCAGGCAAGACTAAGTATTGAATGGACCTATGATAAAAAGATGGATGTGTTTGCTACTGCCGAGGGTACGAAACCAAACGGAGCTGATTTTGTAGAGTTCAAGGAAATCTACGAGAAAGTTCCCTGTCGTCTCTCTGTTCGTAACTTAATGAATACGGAACAGAACGAAGCGCATCAACTCAAGACAGAACACAAAATTTTCTGTTCGCCTAAATTTGCTATCAAAGCTGGTAGTAAATTGATTGTGGACGGTGTTAAATACCTGACAAGTGAAGATCCAATGGTTTATGTCACGCATCAAGAAATTGTGGTGAGACGACATGAGTGGTTATGATGATAGTGATGTTCAAAAGTTCTTGAAACGACTTGAACGAGCTCAAGCAATCATTGATTCTGAGTTTATGCAGGCTGCTAAAGATATCGGCCTAGCCTTTTTGAAAGAGGTTAAGGAGCGAACACCAAAGGGTCTCACTGGTAAGCTCAATCAATCATGGAAGATGGAAGTAAGCAAAAATGGGAATGTGTACGAAGTTATCGCATTTAACCCTATGGAATATGCTTCTTTCGTTGAAAGCGGACACCGCCAACAAGTAGGGCGTTATGTCCCTGCAATTGGCAAGCGTTTGGTCAATCCTTGGGTAGAAGGGCGTTTCATGATGAGACTGACAGAAGAGCAGATTAAACAGAAAATCCCACAAATCACGCAACAAATAGAAGAGAGGCTAAAGGAGGAACTAGGTGGATTATAGTATTAGACCACTCGTCATAAAGCAACTCAAAGATGTGTTTGGGTGCAAGGTGTATGATGAACAAATCCAGCAAGGATTGAAAACACCTTGTTTTATTGTAGATGTGAAGCCTGTGACTCGGAAGCGGTTGGCAAACCAAAACGATAAGCAGGTTTTTATTGTCTTGCTGCATTACTACACCGAAAAAACAACAGACTTGTATCAAAAGTTTGAAGAGATTGAAACGGTGTTTAATTCGCCTTCCTTTCGTTATTTGGGGGATAAGTACCCTATCAATGATTTGAAGGTGGAATACAATGCCAATGACTTGATATGCACATTTACAATCACTCGATACGTACGATGGGTTGAAGAAGAACCGACAATGCAAATATTAGAAAGGATAGGTGAAACTTCTCATGGAAATGAATGAAGAAGTAGGTTATGTAACCGAACCAGTGGTGACAACCACTGAAGATAAATTTGGTAAAGAGGCATTACTCAAGTATTTTGAAGATGATGCCACTTTGTTAAACATTTTGCTGGAAGACGACCAGTCATACTCACTAGCAGAAGTAAGACGCATTTTAGAAGACTGGAGAAAGGGTGTGGCTAACTAATGGCACAATGGACAGTACAGAATAAACGGGTTCCAAAGGCCTACATCAATTTCGTATCAAGAGATGATGTGATTATTCCTTTGGAAGACAATACGATTGCAGCAGTTATGATTGCTGGATCTTGGGGAGAACCTGGTGCTTTCACACTTGTTGATGGTACAAGCAACTTCCGTCGACTATTTGGTAAACCGATTGATGAACTTCTTCCGATTCGGGAAGCCTTAAAAGGAACTGGTAAGGTCCTTGTCTACAATGGTGTGAACAACACTGGGGTACAGGCAACGAAAACAGAAAGCGATATGGTCGTTACAGCGAAATACAAAGGATTGGCTGGTAACCATATTCATGTTATCTTCAAGAAACAAGTCGAGACTGGTTTTGAAGTGACAACTGTTTTCTTTGGAAAAGAAGTTGATAAACAAATCATCACAGCCTTGCCATTTAAGAATGACTATGTGAATGTAACAGGTACTTTAACAACAGAAGATAAAACAATCTTACTTGAAGGTGGTACCGATGGAGCTACAACCAATTCAGAGGTTGAGGATTTCCTCAATGCACTCGATACTCAAGACTTCCGTGTCTTGGCTCTAGGTACTGACGAAAGCGCAACGAAAGCACTTGTTACAGCTCACATCAAGAAATGGCGTGACGCTGGTCGTTCAGTTATTGCAGTCTTGAATGATTACACGGACGCTGACGATGAAGGTGTTGTATCAGTCGGAAACGGAGTCACATTAAGCGATGGCATGAAACTAAGCGCCAAGGACTGTGTGTACTTCGTAGCTGGTAAGTATGCAGGAGCTGGCTTGCAATCTAATACATTCAAGTCGTATCCAGGAGCTATTGACTGTGAGCGTAAGAACGAAACGGAGGCTGAAAAGCTCATCAATAAAGGTCAGCTTATCTTTGCTTATCGAAATGAAAAAGTGATTATCCTGTCAGATGTGAACTCATTTACTAGTTATACGGCAGAACACAGTCGTATCTTTGGTAAGAATAAACTTGTTCGTACAATGGATAATATCAATGCTAATGTCAAGTATATCTTTGAGAACTACTTCATCGGTAAAGTGCCAAACAACGTGAATGGTCGTGAGTTGTTTAAACAACGAATCATTACAATGGTCCTTGACCCACTTGCTCAAAAGCAAGCGTTGGAGTATAAAGCGAAAGATATTGAGATTTCACAAGGTATCACTAAAGAATCAGTTGTGGTTAACTTGCCAGTTGTCTTGACAGATGCTATGGAAATCTTGTACATGACGGTTATCTGTGATTAAGAAAGGAGAAACTAGCTAATGGCTATTATGAACCAATTAGATGCTTTGTCCGCTAAGGAAGGAACGGTCTTCTTTACAATCAATGACAAGCAGTACGAACTAGCGGAGCTTATCTCTCTAGAAGCGAAAATTGAATACACAAAAGCTGATGTTACCCCTCTCAACTCTCGTATGAAGGGTGGTAAGATTGTCGGTGCAGAAGGTACAGGAACTGTGAAGATGTATTACCATCGTCCTGAATTGAAGAAGATGGCTCTTGAATACGTCAAAAACGGCTTGTTGCCTCGTATCGATATTAAGTGTACCAACGAAGACCGCACATCTCGTGCAGGTCGTTACACAATTGTTTTGAAAGGTGTTCTGTTCAAAGAATCACTTATCTTTAAATTAGATGGATCAGCGGATGAGGTCATTGACGAAGAAACTGACTTCACATTCCAAGATTTTGATATCCTATCAGAATTCCAAGAAATTACATACTAACACAAGGAGGAAATAGTGGTGAGTGGATTACAAGCGTTTTTGAAACAAAATAAAAAAGGGGAAGAGACTAAGGATGTCTTGCTTCCTTCTTTTGAGGAACCAGTTAAAATTCGAGTGTTGAGCGCTCGTGAAGCGGACTTAATCAATGACCGTTGCTTTGTCAATAAGCCTGGTCGTAACGGACGCCAAGAGCGTGTCTTTGACGGTGTTAAGTATAACCGTGAAATCTGTATTGCGTCTATCGTGGTTCCTGACCTTAACGACAAAGAATTGCAAGATTCTTATGGAGCAATGGGAGCTTCCGAATTATTCGGTACCATGTTCAATTGGGGCGAAAGTGCCTTGATTTTGGAAGCCGTGACTGAACTCAGCGGTATCAACCAAACTTTCCAAGACAAGGTTGACGAGGCAAAAAACTAATAAAAGAGGACGCGGAGGCACAACTTGCCTACTTCGCCCTCGTAAACTATTACATTCGCCCTAGTGAATTTGTGAATATGGATGTAGAAGAAAAAGCCTTTTTCGCTGCAGTCATGCACGAAGAGGGGCTACAACGTAAAAAAGCAATGAAGAAGTGAGGTGATTCTATTGGGCAATATACAAACAACCATGTCTTTGACCGATAGAGTCACAGGCACTTTAAGTAAAATCTATGCGACTATGGAGCGTGTCAAAAATGCAGGCTCTGGCATAGATAAAGCCATGAAGGCGCAAGAGTCAGCTATGAAAAAAGCTGGTGATTCTAGTCAATATTTTGTCAATAAAGCTGGGCGACTCATTGATATTAACGGTAGATTTGTAAATAGTGCAACTTTAGCAGCTGCAGGGCTCAAAAAAGAAGAACTGGCTCTAAGAGATTTAGGGAATGCCTCTAATAATGCTTTTAACAAACTAAGTAGGTTAGTATCTTTGAAAGGTTTGTTGAAGACCGCTTTAGCTGGTATTGCAGTCGGTAAAATTACCAAACAAGCTATAGGCATGTCAGACGAATATGCCAATATGCACGCTCGTTTAGATATGATCCGTGATGGTACGCAGACAACAGAGGAACTTCAAAAGTCTATCTATACATCCGCACAACGTACAGGTTCAGCCTATACAACCATGGCTAACGGTGTCGCTAAGATGCGGATGCAGGCTGGCGATGTTTTCCAAAACAACGGCGAAACAATTGCCTTTTTGGAAACTATGAACAAATCCTTTGTTGTTGGTGGCGCAAGCATTGAAGAACAAAAAAGCGCCATGCTTCAGCTTACTCAGGCTATGGCTAGTGGTAAGTTGCAGGGTGACGAGTTGCGTTCCCTTGCTGAGACTTCACCAGCATTAATCCAAGCTATTGCAAACAAGTTAGGCGTTAGCCGTGGCGAGGTTAAGAAACTTGGAGCAGACGGGAAGATTACGGCCGACATTGTCAAAACTGCTATGCTGGAAGCAAGCGATACGATTGACAAGCAATTCCGCAACATGCCTCTAACATGGGGCAGGGCATGGCAGAACTTCCTGAACTTTGTGACTAAGGCGCTTGAGCCAATATCAATTAAGATTAATCAGATAGTGAACTCGTCCGCCTTCCAACAATTTGCCCAGATTGTAGCCACGGTGCTTCAATATGTCGTTCAAGCGGTTATCTTTGCCATGGATATGATTGGAGCTGTTTGGAGTATGTTAGCTCCTATTGCTCAATTTGTCATTGACAACTGGTCTGTCATTCAACCGATTATTATTGCTGTGGCAATTGCTATAGGAACTTATATAGTCGCAATGAACGCAGCAAGTATAGTGACCAATCTATTTAGTATCGCTACAAATGTTGCGAAAGCCGCTATGGCTGGTTTTAATGCAGTGATGGCAATGAACCCAATCATGTTGATTGTGATGGCAGTCATTATCCTTATTGGTCTCTTTTATGCCTTAGTTACATGGTTTAACAATCTTACTGGTGCAGCTTTATCAGCTACAGGAATCATCATGGGAGCGATATTTGCCCTTGGAATGATAATTTGGAATGTGATTATCGGGATTATCAATATCATTATATGGGTGATAAATATGGTCCTACAACTTGTTTTTGGTGTTGCTAACGGCATCATGATGATAGGTATGGGGATTTATAGTTTCATTCTAACGATTATAATAGGAATCTTGCAATTTATCGACTGGTTTATTACGGGAGCTATAAATCTATGGAATGAATTGACTTATAACTGTCAAATGGCATGGTATGATATTGCCCAAGGTGGTAGAGGGATGGCGGTCGCTATCGCTGGATTTGTAGACAGCATGGTCAATAGTGTTATTGGTGCAGTCGAGGGCATGATTAATTCTGTTCTTGGTGGCTTTAATAAGATGATTGGATTCTTGAATGGATTTGGTCTAAATCTAAGCGCTGTTGGAACGGTTTCTCTTGGTCGGACGAACTTTGCCGGTGATATCGCTAACGCCATTGACAGCATGGAAAAGCCTGTCAAGAAGACTTTTGAGGGCCTACATTTGGCAGATGGTCTTATTAGCCACCAAGCTAACTTAAAAACTCCCGAACTAGAGGCTCCACAACTGGGGTATCTTGAATTTGGTAGCGTCGGTGAGGCCTTTAATAACGGTTATAAATTCGGTCAAGGGATTGATAATGCTGTCGGTGGTTTCTTCAAAGGAGCTGGAGATGCCAATGGTGCAGGAAATAATTTTCTAGGAGATCAAGGCACTACACCTTACGAACTCAGCCCAGCAAGTTCAGTACCCGGACAAGGCGACGGAGGAAAAGGTGGCGGTCACAACCCTACTGGTGGTAAATTAGACAAAGTCGGCAAGATTGAAGATGAAATCAAACTGGACGATGAATACATCAAGTTAATTAAGGATGTTGCGACAATGAAGTGGCAACAGAATTTTATTACCTTGAAACCAGAGATTGTGACCAATATTGACTCCATTAACAACGCTGGCCAGTACGCTAACGTATTGGATGATTTGAATGCAACGATTGTAGATGCTTTGAACAATGGCGCTGATGGCCTCATGGCTTACTAGGAAGGAGGTAGCAGATGTTTATATTTATTGAAGGCATTAAATTGCCAGTGAATCCAGAAGAAATCAAACTGGAGGACAAGCAAGGAATTGAGACAGTCGCTATCATCGATACTGGTAACGTTCCGCTTGTCGGAAATCCAGAGCTTCAATCGATTGAGTTTGAATCCTTTATTCCTAGCGGAAGATACGATGGGAACTACCAACGAAATAGCCGTGTTTCTCCAGAATCCTTCGTATCATCTATTCGTAAATTTAAGACAGAAGGCACTCCTATTCAACTTATGATTGGGGGTGCTTTTGGTTCTGCTATTAACGGGAAATTTCTAGTGGAACAATTCGATGTCTCTACCAAGACGGGATATGAAAATGACCTGATTTATAAGATTAAGTTCTTACAATATCGGTCTCATAAACCACGTAAGGTCACTATTAAAGACAAAAAAGCACTCGAGGCTACTAAAAAGAAACCTCAGGCAAAAGCTACTGAAGAACGTAGCCCTACGACTGAGAAACCTGCTCAAAAAAGCCATACAGTTGTGAGCGGTGATACACTGTGGGGAATTGCTCAGACATTTTACGGAGACGGCAGCCGATATACTGAAATTTACGAAGCCAACAAAGACAAAATCAAAGACCCTCATTGGATTTATCCTGGACAGGAGTTTGTGATACCATGATGCAATTATTCTATCAGAACAATAAAACTGGAGATACATGGGATTTAGCAACTGTGTCTGAAAAAGTTGAGTTCAAGACAACTAGAAAAGGTTCAGCTTGGAGCGTGGAGATTACCTTGTACAACTCTACAAAAGTAGCCTTTGAATATGGTTCTCCGCTCGCTTTCAAGTTGGATGATAAAGAGGTATTCTTTGGTTATTTGACGAAAATCAAGTACGAAAAAGATACCAAAACAACCTTGACCTTCCACGACCAGATAAAGTACTTGTTACGCAATATCAACTTTGTTGCCAAGGACAAAAACGTCAATCAAATCGTCTCGGCAATCGCAGGAGATTTTGATTTGAAGATTGGGGAACTAAAAGCCCCAGCCGTAACCTTATCCCCTCAGTTGAAGGAAGATAAGAAAGCTCTGGATATTATCCAAGAAGCCATGGACGAGACCTTGGTACAAAGTGGAGAGTTGTTGGTCTTGTATGACAAGTTCGGCGAGTTGACACTAACGACTCCGAAAAACTTACCAATCCAGTACATTATCGGAAATGAATCCTTTATGTCTAGCTTTGAGTTTGAAGGTTCGATTGAGGATAGTGCTAATATTGTCCGCTTGATCCAAGAGAACAAAGAAACCAAAAAGAGAGAGGTCTACATCTATCAGGACAGCTACAACATCGGTGCTTGGGGAAAACTCCAGTACATGAAAAAAGTGGATGAGAAAGCGACTGAGGGGCAAATCAAGCAATGGGGCGAAATGCTCTTGAAGATGAAAAACCGTCCCAAAGAAACTTTCAGTCTAAAAGCTGATATTGGAAGTATTGACTTTTTAGCAGGTCATGCAGTCTATGTGGATGTTAAAGATATTGAGAAGAAGGGATGGTATGTCATTGAAGAGGCAACTCATTCCTTCAGTGCAGAAAAGCACACGATGGAAATTAAATTATTCATGGCAGGAAGTGAGTAGATGGAAGTAATAGAAAATCTAAAGAAATTGATTAGTAATTTCATTGAAAATCGCCAGTTCGCCAAGATAACGACTGGTGTTGTTTTATCGGTTTCTCCACTCAAAATCCAACTGACCAATGAGTTGATTTTGGATGATTCTATGCTTGCTGTCACATGGACTGATGAGGCATTGGATCCTGAGTACGTTGGGCAAACCCTTCATCTCATCAGACAAGATGGTGGAGGGTTTTATTATGTCTTGTACAAGAAGATTTTCCACTACAAGCGCAAAGTGAAAGGGGGTTCTGATGAATGAGTACTCCTAAAACAAACTTTTTAAACATCGCTAAAAATGTTGTCGAAGCCAAGAAACAGCCTAGCTTGACACTAGATGAAACCAATATCTTGCTAGAAACAGATGGTGTCCACGCTCTGAAGCAATCAATTAGACGCATGCTGACGACTGAACGGTTCATCTATACGATTTATGACCATCGGTACGGTGTAGAGTTAGATGCTTTATTTGGTGGGGATATGGATTATGCCCAGATGGATATTGCACGGCGCATAAAAGAGGCCTTGTATGAAGATGACAGGATTCATGAGGTTCACTCTTTTTCTACTAAGGTAAAGAAAGATGAGTTTTATGTGCAGTTCATGGTTGATAGTGATTTTGGAACATTTGAAATGGATTTGGAGGTAAAACGATGATAAAGGTAAAAACATATCCAGAAATTTTAGAGGATATGCTGGCCTTGTTTGATGATAAGTATGACAAAAGACAAGGATCTGTCTTGTACAATCTAGTTGCGCCTGCAGCTCGAGAAGTTGCCATTCAGTATACGGTCTTAAAATCGTATGAGGAAGTCAACTTTTTAGATACGAGTACAGGAATCTTCCTAACTCGTTTATGTAGGCAGTTCGGAGTTGAACGCTTGCCAGCCACGGCATCGGTTCGATTGGTTCAATTCAAGCAGGAAATCCCGCTTGGAACTCGTTTCAGCGTGGTTAATAGTGAGTATAACTTCCGTGTCTTAGAACGTCGCTCTGGATTTGAGTATAGTGTAGTAGCTGAACAGGTTGGCAATGCTCCCAACTATGTAAGAGGTCAACTCATCAACATTGATGTGTTGAATGGTTTTAAAGGGGCAGAAATCGGCTCTGTTATCGTCGTAGGCGAAGATGAAGAGACGGATAAGCAACTCCGTAAGCGTACCATTGAGTACTTGAAAACACCGACTTTAAACGGTAACATTGCCCAATACAAGAAATGGGCAAGTGAGTTCGTTGGTGTTGGTTCGGCCTTGGTAGAGCCACTTTGGAAGGGTGAAAATACAGTACGTGTATCTATTACGGATGCTGACGGTAATGAAGCGAGTGCAGAGCTGGTAAATAAGTTCAAGAATTACTTGGACCCTGAACCAAGTGGCCACGGATTAGGCGTTGCTCCTATTGGTGCTTATGTGACAGTGCAGTCTGTAAGTGGCTACGACGTTCGTATTAACGCAACGATCAAGATTGATGAAGATGTAGATATCGAAACCATCAAGCACGAGGCGAAAGTCCAACTCGTTAAATACTTACGTGAAGAAGCATTTGAAGAGAAAGAGGTTCGGAACTATAAAGTTGCCACAATCATTGACAGAATTAACGGAGTTCGAGATGTGGACCGTATTTTGTTGAATGATAGGGAACAAAGTATTGAACTTTCTACCAACATGCTTCCTAAACTAGCGGAGGTAACCATCAATGTCACAAGTTAGATATCGTATGTTATCGGCTTTGCCAGAGGTCTTAGATCCAACCATCAATGATTTGTTTGAAACTGAGATTCCAGAGCTGGAATTGATTACAGACTTAATCTTTGATACCAGACGGTTGATGTTGTTGCCAGAAGCGACCGAAGACTGGATTGCACGTTGGGAAAAAGCTTTGCAGGTAAAACCGAAAACGATTGATTTGGAAGAACGAAGGCGGTATCTAATCACTTTAATTTCTTCCAAGATTAAAATCAACTCAGTGAGTTTACAAAAAATTACAAAGAGCTTTACGAATGTCAATAACTTAGTAACGGTCAAAGGTTCAGCGGTACATATCCGATTTTTAGGAGAACTACCGACTGGATATTTGAACCGTTTTTTAAAGTATGTGCGTGAATTGATTCCTGCTCATTTAGGAATCCAATTCTCAGTTGAAGCACCTATGATGAACGCGATTTATATTGGGGCTCACACATTCAGAGACATTCGTTCAGTTCGATTTGAATAGGAGGAAATAAATGGGATATTTTATCCAACCTATTGTGACTGATAAAGCAATCAGCGAAACGGCCCTAGCAATTCAAAATAGAGAACCACTGGTTTTTACTCGAATAACTTTGGGGAGCGGACGACATCGGACGGACACAAGCAAGAAGAATGACGTAGCTCAAATAGTTCATTCTTTGCAAGTTACGCAGTCTTTATCGACTGATATCGCTGATACGATTCGTCTCACAGCGAGGTTTGATAACTCACGGATTGAGCGTGAAATGATTGTGAACGAAATCGGTGTATTTGCAAAACGTGGAAATAACGAAGAATTCATGTACATGTATACTTGGGCGGAGCAGGGAGATGTGATTCCTCCCAAAACATCTGCTTATGTATATCGAGACTATGATTTCAATACAACTATTAGTAAGAATAGTCAGATTACCATCCAATACAATGCGACTGACTTGGTTTATGCAACTGTCCCTGAATTGAAGGCGACAGAAAGAAAGTTGCAAACCAACATCGATAATCATATTAGAGATGCTGCCCGTCACGTTTCTGACCAGGAACGGACACGCTGGAACGGGAAAGCCGATTCAAGTCACAGGCACAAGGTCGCAGACATAGACGGTCTGCCTGAAAAGATTGACGAGTTCACCAGAAGCAAGGCTGAGAAAGTTGACCTAACTGGTCACATCAACAACCGAAACAACCCACACAATGTGACCAAACAACAAGTGGGACTAGGTAACGTAGACAACGTAAGGCAAGCCAGTTATACAGACCATGAAGCGACTAAAATAAATGTCAACGAGCAAGAACAACGATTGTCATTGCTAGAAGAAATGGTATTACAGAATCGATTCTATATACCAATCAAGGCTGAAGATAATGCTAATGTATTGCTAGGTGACGAAAACAACAATTTAGTAGTAGCGGATTGGAAATACCAAATAGTAGAAAGGGAGGAATAGATGAATGGTAATTATGAGCAACCAAGTTAGGAAAGCTACTGATTTGCCAACGTTATCCAACGTATCGGACGGAGATGTGGTGCTGGTTCACAGTGGGGCAGGATTGAAAAAAGTTCCTGTGTCCACTTTGAAACGAACATTTGCAACACCACAATCAGCTATATCAGTAGCTACATCGAACTCAAACGGTATCGTCAGACCGGATAATCAGACAACAGAAGTGTCAAATGGTGTGATGAAAGCAAAGACTGCCACTAGTGGGCAGGCTGGTGTGGTGCGACCTGACAACTCAACTCTTACAGTCGATAATTCGGGTGTTTTACGAGTAAACAGGTCAGCGCTTGGGATTCCAAGTACACCGTCCGAAGTAGTTGCTAACAAACTGATTAACCAAAATGGGAATCAGCATATGAAATATTGGTATGGGTCTAAATATCAATACGATGCACTCTCAACCAAAGACCCAAACACAATCTATGATGTGTATGATGTGTACGAGTAGGTGATACTATGGCTACAAGAGAAGGAATTTATGTCGGTGGACATGAAATAGTTCAACGTTACGTTGGAAGCAGATTAGTATGGGAAAAATTCAATCTAATTCTCATAGGGAGCGGAAACTTTAATTTTACAGCAGAGAGAGATGATAAAGTTGTTATCAATTTAGATAATGCAAACGGTATTTATTCATTGGAAGATTTAGAAAGATATAAAGAGGCCACAGCGGTAAAAAGGGGTGGTAAAATCTTTAGAATAAATTCAGTGCAATTGACGACAAGGAGAGGGTCATATAATGAATTTTATGGTTCTTTTTCAATGCGTTTTAAAACTAGAACTGATAGAGATACGTTCTTACATTCAGGAACTAACACTTCATTTTATAAAAACAAGAGGTAATTTAACATGGAATTTGTATTAGTAAATAAATTTTTTAGAGTTGGCAATACGGAAGTCTCTATTCAATGCGACAAGCCGTTTACTTTTTTCACTCGTGAGTTAGAGGGTGACCGTTTGGGTGATACGGATGAAATGCTCATTGAGGCAGTCAAAGAGATTCTACGAACTGAATTAGATCCTACTAGCGCTATCGTCAAAAACCAAGAACAATTGGCTAAAACGACTGCAGCACTTGAACAAGCCAACCAGCTTATGGAAGGCATGCAGAAGGTCAGCTTGCATAACACTGACGATATTGAAGAAATCTTTGAACGCTTGGAAGTGCTTGAGAAACACAATGGTATCGATCATGAGCATGAGGACGACGCAGAGGGGCATGAGGAAGCACCTCACGTTGCCGAGCCAGAAACCCATCCTGCTGAACCTGCTCCAGTAACTCCACCGGTTCAACCAGAACCCCAACCAGCCACAGAAGTAGCCACAAACGGAGTACCGAACGTGGTCGTATCTGAACCAGCACCAGCGCAACCAACTACTGAACAACCAGTAGCAGAAGCACCTATCCAACCTGCACCAGCAGTAGAACAACCAACAGAAAGCGAGACAGAACATGAAATTCCTACACCGACAAGCGAAGCGAGCACTAGTGAAAACAATGGAGGTAGCAACAATGAGTAAAATTACATTAGACCAAGCCAAAATCGACATGTACATTAACCTGCTGAAACGTGAAGCGATTGACTTTTCATTTGTCAACAAACGCTTCCGAGACCGTGTGCGTAAAGAATTGGAACGCCTTGGGTTGAGCCACTTGGCGAACTAGAGAGGTGTTTATGGATGCCTTTGAGAAAATAGAACACTTTTTTACTAGCGTAATGCCAGTGCTAACTCCAACAATCATTGCTTGGATAAGCTATCGGTTACCGAAAAAAGCCAAAGAAGAGACGGATAAAATCGTCTCGGAACTAACCGATGTCAAGAAACAGATTGAAGATGTCCAAACTACCGCTAAAGATAGCAATTCCAAAATCGACGAAGTGCAAGAAAAATTAAAAATTCACGATGAGGCGCATCTAAATACCATGAAGTTGCGCCTTGACCGTGATATGCGACGGGCTATTAACAGAGGATATACCTCTAGAGATGAATTCTCCCTGGTAGAAAGCATGCACAAAAGCTATAAAACTCTAGGAGGTAATGGATACATAGATCGTTTATACTGCGATTTTGAAAAATTGGATATCAAAGAAGGCATCTTAATAGATGATTAGATAGAAAGAGGTTCAGAATGGGTTGTAAAAACCACAGAGTGAATACAACCAATTTGGCTCGAATTGATGGTGGCGACCTTATTAAGCAAGGGGATTTGTCTTCTACTTTTGGATTCGAATTGTTAGATGAAAATTACCGTGTTATGACCTTATTTGAGGGTCAAGATGCGGTTATTACTCTAACAAAGGGACAACGAAGATGGAAGACAACTGCTCCCGTCACTAGCCATTCTGTCAATTTCAATTTAGATAGTATTCTACCAAGCGGAAAATACCGAGTAGAAATCTCGGTCGGAGGTTATATCTTCCCAAGCGATCGCGACACTTATATTGAAATTGAAGACTCAGACAAGGAATTGGTTACGGAAGATGTCTACACTTTGAAGGAGTTAGACATCGAAAAAGAAGTAAAAAAACAGCTTGCAGAAAGACCTGCAAGCGAAGGTGGAGCATGTCAGGAAATCCCAGACTTGCTCTTTTATTACAACTTAGGAAAGGTTTAAACAAATGGATACAACAAAATTAACAGAATTTGCCCGTACATTGGGAGAAGATAACAAGCGAGTTAACGAAGAATTAAAAACCAAGGTTAGCACTTCAGCAATGACGCAAGCTATCTCACAAGCAGTCACTCAAGCTAAAACGGAAGTTAAAGCTGAAATTTTAGGTGAAGGAACGCCTGAGAACCTCGATACACTGAAAGAAATTGCTGAAAAAATCACGAGCATGGGGCAAGACGAAAACGGTGCTCTTTTAGGAAAAATTACCGAAGTTGGCGGACGTGTAGATCAGATTGCCAATGTTGATTTGGTCGCAACCTATAACGCAGCGAAAGCGTGAAGCCTATGAATAACCTTGAAAGTCTAGCGGCTGAAATCGGTAAGGATATCAAGGGCATTAAAGAGCAACAGGTTACGAAAAATGAGCTGGAACAAAAAGCCTATCTGACAAGCCATCAATCCTTGTCAGGCTACGCTTTGAAATCGGAGTTATACAATGATATCCCTATCAAGGCGCGTCTGAATGCCTTAGAAAACCGTCCAACATTTGACACGCTGACACCGACTCAACGGAATAGCTTGAAAGGTGAGAACGGCCATAGTTTAAGTGTCAATGTCCGTATCGAAGGAAGCTATCGAAATGGCGCGACTAGTCAGTTGAACCTGTTTGCTGATGTATTCTACGATGGCGAAGCAGTCACGAGTGGTTATACTCTTGATTATTACTACCGTGGTTTTGGGAACAATAACTGGGGGGTATTGAGAAATCAGACTCCTGATTCAGCTGGAAAATTTGGAGTTTGGAGTGCTACACAGCGCTCTGGTGGTTGGTTCGAGGTTCGAATTGAAGTGAGCTACAGAGGTCTTAAGGCCTCTGGGTTTGCTCATTTGGATAACATAAACGATGGCCCCAGAGGAGCGGACGGCGTTCCTGGTCAGAACATCATCAACCAACAGGGACAACAAGCCCTCAAGTATTGGGCAGGAACACAATCGCAGTACGATGCCATCACTACTAAAGACCCTAACACGATTTACGATATCTTTAAGCAGGTGTAGCTATGAAAGATAGAATAAGGATAATGTTAGGAAGTAGGGAGATTGTTAAGCGCTATGTTGGCGATAGGTTGGTGTGGAATAATCATCCACTTCTTCTTGAATTAAAAAATACATCAATTTCCCAATATTGGGGCGGATATGTTATTCCTTTGAGAAATAACAAAGTAAATGTAAGTGATATAAGATATGTAAGTGTAAATGACAGTAAATTGATACCAACGCCTGAAAGTGACATAAGCTTATATAATGGTACAAGCATTTATATAGCGATTCGGGAGTTAAGGGATTATATAGGCCAAGCTGATGTTCGATTTTACGGAGAATAGAAAGGAAAAACATATGATTAACTGGAAACTACGATTACAAAATAAATTCTTTTGGCTGACTGCTATCCCAGCCTTCTTGCTTGTCTTGCAAGCTGGTGCAGCAGTCTTTGGATATCATCTGGATTTGGGTGATATCGGCAACAAGCTGATTTTGCTTGTCAATGCGGTATTTGTGTTCTTGACTGCTATCGGTCTGGTCAACGACCCAACCACAAGCGGAATCACAGACAGTACACGAGCTCTAGAATACAAGAAACCAAGTGAGGAGTAAGTATGTCTAAAAAACAAGAAATGATTCAATTCTTCATTGACAAGGCCAATTCTGGCGATGGAGTGGATAATGATGGAGCCTATGGCTTTCAGTGTGCTGACGTGCCTTGTTACGGACTTCGTCATTGGTATGGTGTGACGTTATGGGGGAATGCCTATGACTTGCTTGAGTCAGCACGTTCTCAAGGCCTGAAAGTCGTGTATGACGCTGATTATCCAAAGGCTGGTTGGTTCTTCGTGAAATCCTATGTAGCTGGCGATGGTGTCAATTATGGCCATACAGGCCTTGTCTATGAGGACTCAGACGGGGAGACTATCAAGACGATTGAGCAGAACATCGATGGCAACTGGGACTACTTAGAAGTAGGTGGCCCGTGTCGCTACAATGAGCGCTCTGTAAGTGAAATCGTTGGGTATATCGTACCGCCTGAAGAAGTTGAAACAGGCTGGCAGAAGAATGATACAGGCTATTGGTATGTACACTCAGACGGCTCTTATCCAAAAGACAAGTTTGAAAAGATTGACGGCACCTGGTACTACTTTGACGAGTCAGGCTACATGCTTGCAGACCGTTGGAAAAAGCACTCGGACGGCAACTGGTACTACTTTGACCAATCTGGCGAAATGGCCACAGGCTGGAAGAAAATCGCTGAGAAGTGGTACTATTTCGACGTAGAAGGTGCCATGAAGACAGGTTGGGTCAAGTATAAGGACACATGGTACTATCTAGATAGTAAGGACGGAAATATGGTATCTAATGAATTCGTCAGAGCAGGTCAAGGATGGTACTACATCAAGGCAGACGGAACAATGGCAGATAAGCCAGAGTTCACAGTAGAGCCAGACGGCTTGATTACGACTAAATAATTTTAAAAAATAAAATGAAAGGAAACTTTCTAAATTGTTCTTTCTACCCCACAGGACTCGTTCTTGTGGGGATTTTTTTCGTTAAAAAGAGTAAGAAACATTGACTTTTTTAAAGAAAGATGTCATAATCAAGTTAATTCAAAAAAAATATTATGGAGCGAGTAGGAGGAATTTGGTATGTTAAAAAATACAAAACAACCTCAATACTTTAAGTCTTTTTTACTTGGTATGACAGCAATTGTATTGCCTGTTTTTAGCTTTAACCAGAGCATTTCAAAAGTAAAAGCTGATACAGTCCCAGACTGGAAGAAAGTCAAAAGTGATTACAAGAAATCAACGATGGGCATTCAGAAAGAGGTAATGAAATTTGGATACCGAGAATAAAGAATTGATTGAAGTCAATAATATTGTTGATGAAGTCGAGCGCTTACCACATGAACAGCGTCAAGTAGTTCTGCAGAAGTTGGAAATCTATCAAGGTGATCTACCACATCCAGATATCCTCAAAGGGTATCAAGAGCTATATCCTGATGCTGCACAAAAGATTATTGATAATGGTATTGCAGAAAGCCAACATCGTAGAGAGATGGAAGATAAATACTTATCAGGGAATATCTCTTCTCATAAATTGGGACAGTTATTCGGCTTTTTAATCGCCCTCGTTGTTATTATCGGTGGAATTTACTTAATAGCGACAGATAAACAAGTTGCAGGTAGTGTTTTAACTGGAACTACTGCATTAGGGCTAATTGGTTTGTTTACAGGGAATAATCAAAACAAAAACAAAGACAAAGAATAGTTCTTTCACCGTAGGCTCAGGCTTGCGGTTTTTTTGTTTGTCTAGAAGTGACTTGTTGACATCAACAAATAGCTTTACAAAGCGCTTGGTTGCCAATTTTGTTGAGGTTAACAAAATTAGAGCTTGTATTTCTATTTTGCAAAAACACGCATTTTGAACGATTAGAAACAGAAATCACAATCCTATTGTTCAAAAAAGCGTTTACATGAAGAATAGAGAGAGGGAATGGCAGGGTATTATTGTCAAAAATGCCATTTTGTTAATAATAGATCTGTTTTATTTTTTAATTATTGTCAAAAACGGTGTTTTGTTAAAAATAAAAACAGTGAAATTACTCACTGATCCTTTTGTAAACTATTAGAAATAAACTGAGACTTCCTCAACTATACGGGCAAATAAGAGTATGAAAATGAATACGATGATGAATACGATTTAAAAAAATGATAGCAATTAACGAAAATGATTTTAAAGAAAAATAAGTAAAAACTCAACTATTGAAAAGCGATGATAACTATTTGTAAACACAAATTCTTTATATCATAAAGGTTGCTCCTGAGACAGAGAGAAAACCTCTCCGAGAGTGGAGAGGTTGAAATCTTTATTTACGATACAAGCGGTCGTATTGGTAGTATGGGTCAAAGGTTACATTGATACCCAATTTGCGAAGGACATTCTTGTCTTCATCAGTCAAGATGATGGTTGAGTGGGCTTCGCTTCCTTTGAGGTTGCCAAGTTCTTCCATAGCACGAGCAGCATCAGGATTTTCTGTAGCTGTGATAGCAAGTGCAATCAGGATTTCATTTGAATGAAGGCGTGGATTGCGGCTACCGAGATGATCGATTTTAAGACCTTGGATTGGCTTAACAACTTCAGGTTCGATTAGTTTTACTTCTTTAGCGATGTCAGCTGATTTCTTGATGGCGTTGATAAGAGCAGCGGCTGTAGGGCCAAAGAGCTCTGAGTTCTTACCAGTGACAATTTCCCCATTTGGCAATTCAAGGGCTAGGGCTGGTCCGCCAGTTTCTTCTGCTTTTTGACGCGCAACGACAGCAACCTTGCGGTCTGCAGGTGTGATACCTAGGTCGTTCATAAGCAATTCAATTTTCTTGACAGCAGATTCGCCCACTTTTTCGGCTTTGAAATCAAGAACAGTCTGATAGTAGCGACGGATGATTTCTTGTTTAGAAGCTTCGACAGCAGCTTCATCATCTGTAATAGCGAAACCAACCATGTTGACACCCATATCTGTCGGAGAAGCGTATGGAGATTTACCCAGGATACGTTCTAACATGCGTTTGAGCACTGGGAAAATTTCGATATCACGGTTGTAGTTGACAGTGGTTTCTCCGTAGGTTTGGAGATGGAAGGGGTCAATCATGTTGACATCATCAAGGTCAGCTGTGGCAGCCTCGTAGGCCAAATTGACTGGGTGATGAAGGGGAAGATTCCAAACTGGGAAGGTTTCAAATTTAGCGTAGCCAGACTTGATGCCATTGATTTGGTCGTGGTACATATTGGACATACACGTTGCCAATTTTCCAGAACCAGGTCCAGGAGCGGTTACGACAATCAAGTTACGACTGGTTTTGATGTAGTCATTTTTTCCCATGCCTTCTGGAGAAATGATGTGATCCATATCCGTCGGATATCCTTTGATTGGATAATGAAGATAAGAATCAATTCCGTTTTTCTCAAGTTGGTTGCGGAAGGCATCTGCAGCTGGTTGACCAGCGTACTGTGTGATGACAACGGAGCCAACAAAAATTCCCAATTCATTGAATTTATCAATCAAACGAAGAACTTCTTGGTCATAAGAAATACCCAAGTCACCACGTGCTTTGGAATGCTCGATATTACTTGCATTAATAGCAATCACGACCTCAACCTGCTCTTTCAATTCTTGCAAGAGCTTGATTTTGTTGTCAGGTTCATAACCAGGAAGGACACGAGCAGCGTGGAAATCTTCTAGCATTTTGCCACCAAACTCTAAGTAGAGCTTGCCGTCAAATTGGTTAATGCGCTCCAAAATATGGTCGCGCTGTAGATTCAAATATTGTTCAGAACTAAAAGCTTGTTTTTTCATTTTTTTACCTCTGACCACTATTATAATAAAAAATTGGAAGTTAGGAAACTATGGAGTTAAAAAAGGAATCAAAAAGATTAGGCAAACGCTTGCATAAAATTTTAAAAAGCGCTATCATAGACTACAGATTATTAAAATAATGAGGTAAGAAGATGCAAGAAAAATGGTGGCACAATGCCGTAGTATATCAAGTTTATCCTAAGAGCTTTATGGATAGCAACGGAGATGGAATTGGTGATTTGCCAGGTATTACCAGTAAGTTAGACTATCTAGTTAAGTTAGGAATCACAGCGATTTGGCTTTCTCCTGTTTATGACAGTCCTATGGATGATAATGGATATGATATTGCTGATTATCAAGCGATTGCAGCTATTTTCGGAACCATGGAGGATATGGACCAACTGATTGCGGAAGCTAAGAAGCGTGACATTCGTATCATCATGGACTTGGTGGTCAATCATACCTCAGATGAACATGCTTGGTTTGTCGAGGCTTGTGAAAATCCTGACAGCCCTGAGCGAGACTACT